TGTGTATAAGAGACAGCTGTACAACAGGCGACAATGAGCCAGTTCGAGCAACAAATAGCTGATGCTTGGGTGGAAGCGGAACAAAAGAGGCAGAACACAATGTATCAAGCAAGCGTTGCTGATTGGCGGGCAAGCGAAGCCCGGAAGGCTAGCAAGCGCTCCTCCGGTGGATTCCTTGGCTCACTACTTGGCTCTGGTGTGGGAGCTTATTTTGGAGGCCCCACCGGAATGGCGATAGGTTCTAAGATAGGTTCATCCATAGGAGGGTTATTTTAATCATGGCGACCAACGATACTAGAGACATAAGACTGGGTGTCAGTAGTGCGAACAAGGAGGGGTTGTTGCCTTCTCCTTCAAACCGTTATTTGCGCTCCACTTATGATGCGGCCAGATATGTTCCTATTGGAAATGAGTTTGATAAAGAGAGCCGAGTAAAGGAGCTTGGAGACCTTGGAGAAGGACTTACAATGTGGTCGAAGGCGCAAGCGGAAGTCGAGACAACGAACGACAGTATTCAGTCACGGCGCATGCAAGCAGAGTACATGGAAGCTTCCACACAGGTTTTCAATCAGCTTCAAAAAGACCCCAGCACGATGAACAACCCTGCGGTTTGGCTGGACGCTTATACGGAGGAGATGACATCAAGGGCGGCAGAGATTAACAACAAGTATGCCAAATCGTTTTATGTTGGGCGCAATCAGATGTTGTCCAATGAAAGGCTCAACCTGTTGCTGAAAGAGGAGAAGAACAAGGTGGGCCTGATGGCGGCAGACAGAATATCAAAGATGGCCGCAGACGAAACTAATGCGGCGTTCAAGATTGCTGTGGCCAACAGGGATTTCGGGTTGGCTAGGGAGATAAATAAAAGCCCCTACCTAACACCTGCGGAAAAGATGTTGAATGAGAATGGAATTGTTCAAGCCCAGACACAAGACATCATCCAGCAGGAAACATTGAGGAACCCTTGGGGTGTTCTGGAAGAGGTGAACAGGGATGGTGCTGTACAGCGTCGTGAATTGACCTATGAGCAACAGCAGTACGCATTGAACCAAGCGCAGGGCCGGATAAGCATGATTCAAAAGCAATCGTATGACTCTCTCGTACAGAAGTTTTTGTTCAACCCGGAAGAGTTTGAGATGGATGTCGCCAAAAAGCTATTGGACACAAACCAGCTGACGACCCAGCAATATGTCAACCTCCTCAACATGAAGAAGACCATGAGCGCCAAGGTTGAGCCGACTCCAATGCAGTTTGCGGCCATGTCTAATTGGGCAGTCAAGCTTTCAGAGGATTATCACAAAGAGTCGCCAGAGGGACAGGCCAACATCCTCTCCCAAGCTGAACGGCTTCTTGAGCGGATGAATTTCAGCACCAGCGACAAGAACTCATTGCTCAAGCTTGTAACACAAAAGATTTCCCCGGAAACGTTCAATCAGGCTGACAAGTTGGTAGAGAAGTTTTGGGATAACGGCCAACTACCTCTGACCAAGACAGCGGATTACACCGGAACCCAAGGAGGAACTACTCCGATTTATTTGACGGAGGGAGAGTTTAATACCCAGTTCAAAGAGAGGAAGAACCAGTTTTTCTTAGACAAAAGCAGGACATACCTAGACCCAGATACGGCAGAAGACAGGTATGCTGTGATGGAGTATGTGCCTAATGCGGAAAACATTCTAGTGCAAGACCGGGTAAAGAGCGAAGTTCGTTCTGCCTTGTCGGATAGGATAGCAGAATATCGGGCGCAGAATGGAGGACGAACCCCGAACACGGAAGAGCTTTATACGATGATTTACAACGCTAGAGCAGAAGTCTTTGGTAATCAAAACATTAAAGCTCTTAATCCTATTATGGACAACCCTGTTTTCCCGTCAGGACGACAGGAGAATACTGATGAAAGGAAGGCAACTTTTATCCCCAGAGAAAACAAGAAGTTCTCTTTTAGGACCGCTTCGCCAGTAGTTGATATTCCAGAAGGGGATAAATACATTTGCCTCTCGCCGGACAATGCGTTTGTCACATCGGAAAGGAACCCTCTTCTTGTACTTAAACAGGCAGGGCAATATCCGTTAGGTTACGTAACCTTCGACCAATCCTATCTTGAAAAACCTTCGGAAGACCTACAAGATGTTGTGGCAAGGAGGAATGCAAAAGCTATTGCTGAAAAGGCAGGGCTTGCGGCACAGAGCGAGCAGACGGTTTATTGTGCTTTAATTGCGTACTGGAACAGCTTATAAAACATTTATGCCTGAAACACTAGACCCATTAAACCTAAACCCTTCCTCAACTATTTCGGACGCAATAGGAGGTGAGGCTTTGGAGGAACAGGCTCAACAGCAAATGCAGGAGCAGGTTTCTAGGGAGGCTCAAGGCATTTCAAATGGTGTGCAGGAAGGAGCTTGGGCCGAAAAGGCATTGAGCAGTAAAAGGAAGCTTCGTGAGGACTTGGATGAATACCTCAAACTCCAAGCCACAGCCACACCTGATGACCCCCCAGAGTTTTTGAATGCTCTTGCCGACAGGCGAAACCAGCTAATAAATAGTGGTATAGACCCGGACTATGAAAAGTATCGGGACAAGATTGACAGGATTCAGGGGAAAATATATGCCATAACCCAAAACATCAATCCCAAGACAGGGTTGTTTGGTGTTGTCCCCACCGAGGATGTAAAAGACAGTAGGCTTGGGGCGCTCCTCACCGCAGAGCAAATAGGCTACTTTAACAGCCTACCTAAAAGCATGCAGGATGAATTCATCTTTGAAGGGATTGTTGAAACCTTCTTCCCGCAGGGAGGTATGGATAAGGTAACGGCATTGGGATTACTCAAGGAGCATTACCAAACCGACTCCATGCACGGAGTTGTCAGCAAATACGCTCAAGAGCTTCAAAGGAACAAGGAGGAAGAGACAGCATACAATGAAGCCTCTACCAGATTTTTCGATTCCTTTATAGAAACAGGAGGCGATTACCAGAAAGCAATCGACAGCTTGGAAGGAAATCTAAACCTGTATGCGGAAAACATTTTCAACCAAGAACCTGCGCTTAAATACATTTACCAGCGTGCGTATAACTCCGTCTCATGGATTAAAGATGAATACATAGAAAGCGGAGAGCTGGATTGGGACAAGATGGCAGACAGGTTGTTGAAGCTTGGTGAAGGAGAGACGTTCTCTCTAGCCATTCAGATGCTTCCCTACATGTTGCCCAAAGACGACAGAACTTGGCTCACACAAGCCATAGACGACACCGCCTCTGATGTCTCCCGCTTTGCTAGGCTCATGGTTGACGGAGGAGGTGATAGCGCCCAAGCAGAACGCCTTGCGTTGGCTATCCAGCAGGAATATCGTCAGGGCCGAGACATGCCTACATCGTGGATAGGGAAAGCTTTTAAGACGGCGACAGACCAAGTTCCGAAGGTGGCGGCAGTAACCGGAAGCTCTCTTTTGGCTTCACCGGGTGGGCCTGTAGCAATGGCCGCCACAGGAACAGCTGTCGGCTCAATGGTGTATGGTTCAACTGTAGGTCTTGAGGCATATAGGACGAATTCTTCTAGGGCAGGAGCATTGACATATGGTGTTACTGTTGGGGCCTTGGAAGGTCTCCTTGAAAACGTAACTCTTGGCGTTGGTGCTTTGGCCTCCAAAGGTATTAAGGTGGCAGAGGCAGGTAGGAAAATGGCCTCTGTTGCCGGGAAAGTTCCCGCCACCGTAAGAGGTGCGGCGGCTGGTGCTTTGTCTGAATATACCCAAGAAGTCATTGCTGACCCAATTTATGTTGGATTGGAGAATGTAATGCGCTCTGCGGGGTTTGAGCTTACCCAGCAAAACACCCTTAAAAACTGGTGGGAAACATTGGACTTCACATCCCCTGAACTATTGGGGGCTACAGCCATTCTTGGCGGCTCCATTGGTGCTGTTGGGGGCTATCAAGCTAACCACCTCATCAACCGAGTAGGAAGAAGCGCTTCGGCTCTTCAAGCTTATGGTGTACCCGAATCGGAAGCTGTGGCTATTGCCGAAATGCCAGACGGCAAGGAGCGCACAAACAGGCTTATATCGGCCCTTCGCAATAACCGGGTAAGCCCCGACGTGCAAATAACAAACCAGCAAGCGGGGATATTCCTGAACTTTTTAGCTAAGAATGCAGAGAGGTTTAAGGATGTTGAGCTGATGCCGGAGATATCCGACAACGGGGACGGAACCTTTAATATTGTTGAGAGAGACCCGGTAAGTGGAGCTGAAAAAGCAACCACAGTAACAGACGAAATAGCAGGGACATTCATGTCTCAAGCGTTGCAGTCAAATCCGGGATTTATCAGGGCATTAAATATTTTCGCCCAAGAAGAAATAGAGTCAGGATTGGGCAAGGAGACGAAGATAAAGAGCTATACTCCTGACGAACTCCGAGCAAAAATCCAATCCACAGAAGACAACAATGCAACTATAGCACGACTTAGGGCTTTGGCTGTAATTAACCAAGACCCGGAATTGTTGCAGAGTTTTCGTGATGGGAAAGTAAGTATTGAAGATGTAGCAAATGAGCTGGAAATTGTATCTGCATATAGAGATGGCACGATTGCTGTTGCGAGGGGTGAAGCGAATCCTCTCAATATTCTGGAAGAAATAATTCACGCCCGTGCAATATCCGACTTGGAGAGCGGCGTTATTTCTCGAAGCGTTATTGAAACACAAGTAAGGAATTACTTGGAGTTCTTGGGACGTAGTGCGGAAGAGATAGGGGATTTGAGCAATGACGTTGTGTTGCAGGAACATTTGGCGAACATGGGGAAGGCTTTGGCAACAACGCCGGAACTGTTTTCCGCAATGCCCGGCAATGTTCAAACAATCCTTGAGTGGCAGAAGGACGCTATAGCGGAAGTTGGGAATGTCTTTGCGGAAGGCGCTCTGATAAAAGAGGCCATTGAGCAGGGCATTGTCTCTCCCGATTTTGTCAAGTGGTCTAAATCTTTGGCGACTATGGCCGAACGTCGTGACGGTCAGGATATGGCAGAGCTTGTCAATGGTGCGACCGGAGAAAGCATTTTGCCAATGGGCCAGAGCCTTCCTTCCGTGAGGAGGCGTGGGACTATTGATGTAACTCCTTCTGTAAGAACCATTAACGAAGCCATATCAAACATAGTCAATGGCGCATCGGAAAGGTCTATAGGCCAGCTCCACAAATTGCAGAGGAGCATGATAAAGCTTTCGGAAAGGTTTTCTCAAGGGAAGTTGACCGAACGAGGACAACAGAAAGCGTTACTGAATTCTGTTCTCTCTATCGCTAATGCAATGGCTTCTGGTAGCCGGAAGTTTATCTCCAACCAGCTTGCCGAAAGGCTTGCAAATCCCAAGAGCAACGAAGCGTTTAATGCGGACATGAAGACTGCATTGGATGCCACAGTAGCGGCCTTGAACGAAAGAGCGGAGGCGGCGAGCCGGAAGCAGTTGGAGCGCATTATTCAGGACGAGATAAACAGGAGGGTTGAGCAAGCGGACGCTAAAGCCAAGAAGGATTTCAACAGGGAAATGAAATTCCTCCGGGGTTTAATCTCCAAGGAAATAAGGAAAGACATCAAGGAGGAAAGAGCGGAGGCGGCGGCAGAGAAGAAGCTTGCCAGTAAAAGCATACAGAGCTTGCGAAGGCTTGCCGAGAATGCTTTTAAGGACACCAAGGGGCGCTCTCGTTCTTTGGATGCACAAGCCAGAGAGGAGACTATGGATGCCCTTGAGGTTATGGCTATGTCTCCTTCCGAAGTTGCAACCCAGCTTGAAGTCTTGGATAGCACCATAGATGAGCTTCAAAACCAGCCTGCCACAGAAGAACTTGCTCTGGAACTGGAAAATCTGGAAAACCAAAAGAATCTCCTTGAGGTGTTTGGTAGTGCGTTGTATCGGGAGAAGATGCCTAACGGAAGGTATAAGTATGCTCTCAATGCACAGCAACTTGCGGAAGCAGTTAAGACATTGAAGGAGCTACAGCGTGAAGGGCGACTCCGCAGGAAAAAGGTTAATGAACGTATTGAGCGCTTCTATAATGACTTTAACGCTAAAATCAATGAGCGAGTAGGAGGAGAGAAGAATCGTGATGCCCTTAGAAAAGCCGTAATGGAAAGGGACCAACGGGGGACGGGCTTTTTGGATAGAATCTTCACGCAATTCATGAGCCTTCAACAACTCCTCGAAGTGATGTCTTCCATGAAATCCTTTAAGGACATAGGGACATTCTTGCAGAACAACGTCCAATTCGCAGAGCAACAGCGAGGGGTAGAAAAAGAAAAGGCTACGTCCAATGCGATTCGCATCATGCGTGGAATGATGGAGATTGCAGGGCAGAACTCTCCAAGGTATTTTGATGAGCTTTCTACAAAAACTATTCCCTTTATGGGGCATGAGCTAACCAAGTATGGCCTTGTCAAAGTCTATCAGACATTGAGAGAGAAGGATGGCTTGGATGTATTGAGAGAAAACCTTGGAGACAAGGGGATGGATTTCGGCAACTATCGTAAGTACCAACAGGAGTTGGAGGGCTTAAACAAGAGCCTTGATGATGGTGCCATTACTTCCGAAGAGTTTGAATCCAAGTTGGAAACCATTGAAGAAGAATACCTTGCGAGGAAGGAAAAAGATATTGCCAAGCTGTTGGAATTGCTGGGGCCGGATGGGCTTTACCTTGCTGACGAATTACAGAACCTGTATCGGGAAAAGGGCGAGAAGCTACGGGCGTTCATGGCAGAGAACTATGGCCAGACGGTTATCCTTGATGACTACTATACGCCCCGCAATATTGCCGCCTATAATACAATGCAAGAAGGGGATATGGATGCTTACAGTAAGGGACACGTCACAAGGACGGGCTTGCCCTCTTACGCAAAGCACCGGAACACTCCCTCTTCGGCGGCGCTCTCTCTGGAAATAAACCCTCTTGGGGAATATCTTCGTTATAGCTCTATCATGGAGGGGTGGATGACAGCTTCGGAACTGGTCAACTTCAACAACCGGGTATGGGCTAATCCCACCACGAACGCCCAGTTGCAGAAATTATTAGGCCCAGCCAATTTCGAGGCGGCAAACAAAGCCCTGTATTACTTCATCAATGAGGGGCGTGTGTATGCCCAAAAGAGCGTGTTGGCAGAGGTAATGGGGAAAGTGTTCCAAGTATTGGCTAAGACAAGGATTGCTTTCTCCTTGGCTTCCCTAGTGCGCTCTGGTGCGGCTTTGTTCAACCCTATCGTTGGTAGCAACTTCTCCATGATGGAAATTATCAAAGGCATGGCAGAGGTGACAAGCGGGAACTATAAAGGTTTTACCCTTGAAGAGCTTCGTGACTTGGAGGCAATGAAGGAACGTAAGTACCGTGGATGGGAAGACCGTGTGCTTGCCGATAAGGCATTAAGCATTCCCCTGAAAAAACAAGCGCAATGGGGATATTGGCAGGAAGCGGGCATGAGCGGCCTTATGGCTTTTGACTGGTGGAGCATATCTTTTGCGAATCAGCTGACCTCCCACATGCTTGCTAATCGAGGTTTGTCGCATGAACAGATAAGATGGGAGCTTAACAAAAACATCTACCAGACGGCACAGCCTTTATCTACCTCCGCTAAGGCTATCCACTTGATAGGTGGAAGCTCATTTGAGCAAGCCCAGTTCCTTTTCTTGTCTGACGTGATGAACAAGTTCGGCCTAGTGATGATGCAAGGCAAAAAGGATGTTCCTTTCTGGGAGGCTTTTCAGGGAGCCTTTCGTGTTTATACTATTGCCGCTCTTGCTAATGGTCTCTTCAACGGCTTGGCTACAGGTTTGTTTGGCGACAAAGACAAAGAGGACGACTTCATGAGCAACTTCTTATTGACTGCGGCATTGAGTCCGATTGTCTCTGTTCCTATGTTCGGCGGGTTTGCAGAGTGGTGCGCTTCCCTTATTAGCGGTGGTAAGCAATTCAGTCTGGGACGAGCCGATATGGCTGATTTATCCAAATCAATTCAAGGCTTAGTCAGAAGTATTGTGAAGACGTATGAGACTGTATCGGAAAAATGGGACAAGGAAGGTGCTTTGACTACCAATGATTACATTGATATGGTTTCCTATGTAGGCAAAAATATTGGGAGTGTCGCATCGGCTACCACAATATTTGGTACTTCTGGGCAGAGTATGACCAAAGCTCTAGAGATGGTAGGTGCATTATCAAATGCCCTTTCACAAGCTAAGACGACCACACAGAAATTCCTTCCAGAGTCAGTAAATCCCCTCTACACCGAAAAAGAAGCTATGAAGGAGAGGGCTAGGCAGATAAGAAGGGAGAAGAAGAAGGCCAAGCAGGAAAACGGCGAAAGGTCAGCAACCTACAGAAAACTTTCACGGGAATTAAGGCAAATAAACAAACAGTTGAAGATAAGGGGCTGGGAAGACTAGTCCCCACCCTCAACCTAACCAATACTAACAATGGCAACGAAAAAAAAGGTAAAAGCAGTAGAGCCGGAAGTGGTTTCCTCTGTTGAGCCAGAGGTGGCGGCAGTCCCCATGACAATGGCGGCGGCCACACCTCGCGCCAACGGACAGTCGACCAACGGTTTTGCTAAGGTAGAACAGGGGAAATCCTATGTTCTATCCGTCAATGCCCCTTCTGGTTCGGGAGTAGTCGAACTATTGGCGGCAGATAGTGATACACAAAGCGAACCTGACATGTTTTCTCTTCTTTACACGAAAGTGGAGAACTCTATGCAGATTCCCTTTGTGGCTGTTTCTTCTTGGGTATATGTGCAAGCAGGTAATAGTAGCATTAACTGGCTTGTAACACCGGCAAATTTTAGTCTCGCCGTTCCCGGTGTGTCGTCCGGTGGCGGCGAAAGCTTTGACCCGGAAGCGCCCCAAGAGATTTCAGGTGACTGGCAGTTTACAGGCGAATTAACTAGAACGGTAAAGGCATCCCCAGCGGCCAATGATGTCTTGAACAAGGCAATGGGGGATAACCTTTATATGACGCTTGATACCGAGCAAGAAGTTCAAGGGGCAAAAAATTTTGAAGGTAATATAAAAATACGAACAATCCAGTCAGATATTACCGATAAAGAGCCTACTGTTAAAGTGGTAATTTGGACATTCCTATGCAACAACGGGAATATGGTTATATACCAGTACACCACCACCTCTCTGGTTGGCTTACAAAGTACTGCAACAGGAGGCGGTTTCAATGTGGCTAAAAACGGCCAAGCCACCTGTGAAAACTCTCTTCTGGTAAGGGGGGGTACGACAATAAACTCTTTAAGTGCTACAGGGCCAGCGACTTTCGATAATACTGTAACTGTTACAGCAGGAAACAAAATTTTGAGTTCTGTTATAGCACAGGATGATTTGACTGAAACAACGGTTGCTCCTGTAGGAAGTAACGATGCAAGGTATATTCAATTCAAATCCATTACCAAGGCAGAATATGACGCTTTGGAAACGAAGAGCAATTCAACCATTTACTTTTTAACCGACCAGAATATGTGGGCTATCGGTAACAAGCCACTTGTTACGTCTGATATGCCCGCTTAGTTGGTGGGGGTGGTGAATAACTCTCTCTCCACCAGTTACTTATAGAAATAAATACCAATACCGATAATATAATGTACACGCATTTTGCATATCTCACCAGCGCAGAAACCAAGGGTATTGTGGTTCGTCGATTAGCATAACTACTATGATTTTAAGAGCAGTTTTTCAAGAAGTCGGAGAATACGATAAAGCCACTATTTCCCCTCTGCAACCGGATGATTGGAGATTGCTTTCACCGGAAGACCTCCCAGAACATCTTCAAGAGGTTTGGACTAAACTCAAGGACGAAATGGCTTCATTAAAAGAGGGATGGATTGTCAACGAGTTTGAAGTCTTCCCTTCTCTAGAGAAACCAGACAAGGAGATTGAGATAAAAGTCACGGCCAGAAACAAAATAAACAATCTTCCTCAACCTCATGTTCCTATGAAAATTTTTACTTTTAACGAGATTCCTACTCTTAAAAGAGAAGATAAAGAGGTTATTGAGTTTTTGAGATGGTTTAAAGAAACAAAGCCAGAATAAAGCTTGACCGATAGAGCAAGCTAAGCTAGCATTCACCTGTATTCATCAAACGGTGGATGCCATTGCGTTAATGTCACCATTCGCCGAGGGCGCAGGGTTTTTGCTCATGTTTTACCTGCGCCCTCGGTTTTTTTGTGCCAGTTGAGGTGGGCCTAAAAAAATAACCCTTGTATGACACAATTATAAACCCCTTATAATAAGTACATTGGAATAAATCTCCAAGCAATCCTCGCCTTTTTTATGTCAAACTTTAGGCTTGATTTTTTGAGGGGTGTGTCGTTAAAATCTTGTTCAAGGAACAGGGCGGTTAAGTTGATTGTCTTCCTTTGGCCGCTCCAAGGCTCAATCTCCCTCGTGGTTAGCAACAACCAAGTGTTTAGCAAATAACTTGGTTCTCTACAAGAAAAGAGTTCGGATATGGCAAGCATATCCTTCATGATTTTTCAAAAGTTTTGATTTACGCCTATCGGCTATGGAGCCAAACAAAGTTGTGGGCTTGGTTAGAGAAACAAAGGGATTAGAAAATAAATGGTTTTAAAACAGTTCTAATTTGGAACACGTTGGTTAGAGAAAGTATGTAAGAATAAACCATTTAATATTTAATTATCAGTTTTATTCCTTCGTTCGACTAACAGGTTGCATAGAGTGGCTAACAAGAGAGCCAAGTTCGAAGGTGTTGGCGAAACGATAACATAGACCACTTCGAAGTTATTAACTACCGTCTCCAACCACAAAGGACGTTACACCGTATATACGCGCGCGCGAATTTATAAGAGAGGAAAACAAAAACTTTTCTCTCTTCTGTATGACATTTTCAAAAAAAAAAAACATTGATTACTCTCTCGTTGCTTATTAGTATTGCTACATCGTTAGGAGCTACATGGTGTATTTCCTTCGATGTTTTGCCTTGAATCCAAAACAACCAATAACCAATAAATAGTATGGAACGAAAAAAAATAAACGGAGAGGAATTTCCGAAAAGCCTGTTGAGAGGACTTATTGCCATGTTTGACGATAATCCTGTTAGGAGCGCCATGTTTATGGCTGATTTTGAAGACTTGTGTAAGAAAGGTATTGATTTAAATCCTGATTGCAACGTCTGGTATAGAGTCAGTCCTGACGTTATCGACTTAGTTGACGAATTGGATATTTCCGAAGAGGATAAAACAACCATTAAGAAGAAAATCTCCAATCTTATCGGAGCGCCTGTTTTCCATGTTGGTGAAAACGCTAAGACTGATTCGCTTGTTGTGGCTGGTCTAGTCGAAGGCAAAATGATTGGCTTTGATAAAAAGTATTTCTATAAGATTAAATCCAAGCCTTACATGAAGAAGCTGAAAAAGGCGCTCTTCGTTTCCGCTTCTTGGGAAGAATTTATCAAACCTCTTATTTATACCATCAGAGGATTTGGGCTTGATAAGTGCGCTAGCTTCCCTAGTATTGAGGCGAAGCGTTCCGATGAAAAAGAAGATTAACCTTGCAGTCTTGAATAACTTTTTAACGTTCCTGAACAATGTTCATGAGCTAACCGAGCGAGGTTGGGTTCATGAGGCAACAGGGACAATGTATAAAAAGTGTTCAAAGCTTTTCGACACATTCAAAGAGTCCTATTCAGGCAATTCCCTAAGCCCCGATAAAGACATCGTTATGGAGGAGGTTTCCTTAACAGAGACACCTAGTGATGACGAAGTACTTGAGGTGCTTAGGGAAGAATGTGACGAGATTTGCGAATACCTTTATGAGGTAGCCGGACAAGAATCATTTTTAGTTTCACAAGTAGATGAAATTAAAACTGTTTTGAGTCAGCAACTATTTGTTGCTAGGAAGGTGTAGCAAAACCCTGCCATATGAGTTTATGAGCTAGGGTGAAAATCAATCCAAATCAAACAACTAATCATATAAAAGTAGGAAGTGTGGTATATACCGTAGGTCAACCTTCCCGGCTCCCTCGTAAGACCTCCGCACTACGGGCGTAAAATGCGTTAGTAGTGCGGAGTTTTTGTTTGTATAGGAAAACAATGAATGTTATTTGTCCATGTATGAAGACAACTTACACGTTCGATGCGCTAGTAGAGGCTGTTGCTGTTCAGGCTGGGTTAGATACTAGTGTTCCCGAAGAACACACCAAGGCGTGTGAGCTTGCCACATGGATGCTTGACGAAGGATATTCTTCTATCGTCCTGACTCATGCGGCAGAGTTTGCAGAGGAAAAGGGTGTTCCTGCCAAATGGATTGCCCTTGTCAGCGCCATCATTGGTGCTGTTATTGCCTTTTTCTGTACTACTGGTTGTGCCAACACATCCTTTACTTTGTCTGGTGAACAGGGCGGGCAGATTAGCTATAGCGTTGACGAAAACGGGAACCTCATTATCTCCGGCAAGCCTCCTGTCGTCCAAAAACTCAAGAAGTGACGTTAATGCCGACAACAAAAATTGCTTCTCTTCTTCAAGTTGTTAAGGATTATAAGGAGATTGTAATCCTGTTCGCTCCTTTGGTATGTTGCTTCTTTCTGTATCAGGACAACGTAAAAATGCGGCAGGACATGCTAAAGTTGCAACAAGACCAAGCTCATGCGACATTGAAGATTTCAGAAGCAATGGCTCAACAGGTAGAGCTTATTCGGCGCATTGATTATACTGTTACCTCTCTTCAAAACAAATGAATGTCATTATCGCTATCGACAAGCAAGATAAAGTTCTAACTAATATCGCATCAAACCTAGTAGAACTTCTGGATAAAGAGCTTCTAAATCCGTCTCTGGACATAGTTCCTCTCACAAGGGATGTGAACCTGTTTATGTCTAACAGGTGGGACAATATGAAGGTTGATTTTATCTTGCGGTTGCGGACATCATACGTCACTTCTAATCGCAGTACCTATCAGAAAATCGTCTCTTCAAATACTCAAGGGCCTTTTGGTTTCAGGCTTCTTCATACGTCGCATTCGTTGTTGGAAAAAGAGGGGTGGGGACAATACGGATTCAACCCCTGCACAGAGTTTAAGGGCCTCCCCGGCTGGATTGATTTCATGGATATTGAGCTTGCCAATATGGGCGACCCCAAAGATATTGCCGCTATCGGCGACGGAAAGGTTTTTGCTCAAAGCGCCGCTCAATGGATGAACAAGGCCGCAAACTGGTTACGGATTGGCAGGAAGAAAAAATAACTGTCAGCCAAAAAAGAAATCATCTATTTTCTCCAACTCCATTTTAGACAAGGGAGCCTGTTTGTGGTAAGCGGAAATCCCCGCCCGTCTTGTCCTTCGGGGGTTTATCAGGTTAAGAGGAATACATCTCTTGGTTTTAAAGTCTTTTCTGTATAGCTCTGCCCGGCGTTGAAAGTGTTTGCTGGCCGCTAAACAAAAGTCCATAGCCTTGATTTTATTCCCCCTCAAAGTGTCCTTGATGAACATGTTAGGCGTATAATGGTATCTCTTGAGGAGCTTCCTTAGTCTCACGCCTTTAGCATAACCTCCGAGAACGTTATAAAACTGTTTATCGGTAAGCTTGTTTATGTATAGCATGCCTATTATGCCAGCTGGAATTTTTTAGACGCCTCACGCTGGAACTCTGTGTAAGTTTCAGGGTAGCATAAACAATGGCCTAAACGAGAGAGGACATATGCATCCGCTTCGTTGTTGTTGGATGTATCTACATCCCAGCGTTTGTAAACATTGGTCATCACCAGCCCTTTCTCTGCCACACCTTTCCCTGTTGCGAATTTTTTCAGGGTAGTCGGTGGGTAAACCAGAATATTGGACAACCCTGCATCAAACAGGTTTTGTTTCACAACGCCGCCAAGTTCTCCTAGGTGGACGATTTTCCCAAACTGCGAGAAGGCATAATTCTCTATACACACCAGAACCTCGCTAGCGGGCCTGTATGCCAATATTTGTTCTGCGGCGAGCTTTATATGGTTGGCGAACTCGGAGAGCCGTCTAGGCCCCTTGTGGGGGCTGGTGAGGGTATATCTGTAGCCGTCCAGCTTGATGTCTTGGTAAAGGACGGAAAGCCCTGTTGCCGTCAGGGATAAATCCAGCCCAACCCAACAACTGAAATCTCTAAAAACGTTGGCGATTACTTTGTCTTTTTCCATGATTTTTTCTCTGATACTGGGAATCTGAAATCGACAAGCTCAAATCGGGAGTCCTTTTGAGTCATCACTATCCCCCCATTGCGGCTTCTTTTCAACACCACAACACCGAACACAGAGTTTTGTTCAAATTCTGTATCTGGATTTTTCTGAATTTCGCAAATGGCTTCCGCTGTTGTATGCAAAACCTCTGCTTCTGGCTCTTTTTTCCTAGGAGGTCGCCCCCTTTTAGTTGTCTTTTCCATATTCTAGTTCTTGTTTTGCCAACCTATACGCCTCACGCCCGTCTAGTCCGGGTGTTCTCATTTGGATTCCTACTGCTTTTTCAAGGCGGTTGAGGACAATCTTACCTTTTTTGTCTATGATAGCAAGAGGGTCTTTGTAGCCGCTAACGATAAGTATTCTCATGCAAAGGATGATAACGTCTGCACATTCAAACGCCATTTCCTTCTTGTTTTTGGCCGAAAGAAGTTCTTCTACCTCTTCCTCAAGATGTTTTTTGAGCTGTGGGACAGTCTCTTTAACACCTAAAAATTTACTGAAAACATTACATATTTGTTTGGCTATATTGTACACTCTAACCTTCCTTTCATATTGAAACAAATCCATGCTACGCATTATCTCCTTTCGTATTGCCAACTGGAAAGCTCTTCCTTGGCTTCACTTGCCTTTTTGTAGGCTTCCTCGGTTCCATAAATTTCAGAGGAAAAGAAGCAAGCAGTTGTGTCTTCATCGTCTATAGATGTAGAGTAAACTTCATATCCTTCAACAACATCGTTCTCGACATTTTCAGTCCTGTATTTTGCTCGTATTTTATAAAACGAATTTTTCATAATATTTTTTTTCTTTAGAATTTCTTTTGCTCTATCTATGGCTTCGGAGAGAGACGGATAGAGTTCTAGCTCATCTTCTACTCTCCAAATATTTCGAAAATCGAGTGATGTCCACCTATTGATTTTATTTGCATACTTTAAATCTTTTTTTACAGTTACCTTGTCGTGATGATTTGTGCAACCAATAAGCAACACACCATCTTCTACCGGGTCAATAGTGTATTTCATAGTTTTTACTCGAAATCACCTTTCATCCAATAGTCAGGAAGATTATTGAAGGCTTTATTATCGGGATTACGCTTGCACCTAGTACACGAATTGGAGCGCAACCTTAACCACAAATGGGTACAGTTTTGGCAATGTTTTTTAGGTGTTTTGTTTGTAATATTCCTGCACGCGGCACGCTTCTGCCATGCGTCACGGATGGCATCTTCAACGCCGTACATTATCCGGGGTTCTCCGTGGTAATCGCTGCATTCCCCGTAGCCTTCCGTGAAGCGCATGAGGCTTTTCCGCTCTTTCAGGATGCCGCGGGCTTCTCCGTACTCATAAAAAGTTTTCTGTTCAGCATTCATTTTCCTTTTATTTTGAATATAATATATTGGATAATTAAAATAATCCCCAACACGATTAAAAATGAGACCGTGAGAATATCGAATAAATCAACAATTATCATAGATTTTCACCCTTTTCTGGTTCGTCGTCGTTGCATTCTAAATAAACTCTAATAGCCTCTAGGAATCCTTTATACTTACCCGCAAGATAGAGGTAAAAACCAAAGGAACCAATGAGCGCTACAAATACTACAGTCTGTAAAATGTCAAACATGGAGTCCTCCTAATATCCTCTTAGTTCTTCAACGTATTTTGTGACGTCTTCTACGTCGGCAAAGTCTTTAGTGCCTTGCTCAATAGCCTTTTTAAGTCTTTTTTCCAGCTCTTCTTGGGTGATTGTTTTCGGATGATGTGTAACCTTGTTTAAGTTTTTATGCATAACTAAGGAATAGACAAGAATATCGGTTGCGAATCCCCTGATTCTTAAAAGAACTTCTTCCTCCGAGGAACACGGGTCGAGTTGATACCCACAATTAGAACATTTAGGGATATATACCTTACTTCCTAAAGGGACGCCTTGTGGCCCCATCCCAGTAAACAATAAATCCTTAACAATGAAATACTCGTTATGACATATTGGACATTTTGGATTTTTTGCGCTCATTTTTTAACTATCCTTTCTTTCTGTTTTTTTTCGACGATATAGCTTCCAAAGATTTTATTGAATTGTTCGTTCGATGCTTTTCTAGACTGCTTCCCATTCACAATGTTTTGGTGTTTGTGAAAAGCCTCTTCCAGCTTAGAGACTGAAACACTAACGGCTTCCATCATGTCCCCTAGAGGAATGACTTGCTGAACCCTAGATAACCCTTCGTTTTTAAAGCTACGAACCGTATTTCCTTCTTTTAAACCAAGGCCGTCAATCTCTTCGCCATTTTTCAGCAACTCATAACATGATTCTTCTATCTCTTTGGCCACCTTCGAGGCCAATTTAGCTGTAAAATATAGCTTAGAGCGTTCTTCTGGATTCATTTGTTTCAGCTTAGAAGAAAAAGCTGTAGCAGGGGTAGTGATTGTCTGCACCACCTCTAATGGCTTCTTGCATTCAGCAAAACCCTTGCAGTATCCGCAATAGCTGTTAGCTTGAGGAGGAAGGCTCTTTCTTGTGCGTTCGCATATCTCAATGACTTCTTTTTCTGCCTCTTTGATGTCCTCTTCGCTGTACCTCACAATGACAGGATAAGATGTCACCAGAGGTTGAACAATGGCACAAGAGACTGATTTTATTTTGCAGTCCTGATAATTCCTTTCGATGTGTTGCTTGCAACATAGGGCCAACCCTCTAAGCTGGTGGTTTATTTGTGTGGACTCCGGCTCTAAAGGCCCTGTCTTATAGTCGATAATCAATAAATGGAATCCCTCTTCGTCAGACTTGCCTAAAACTAAGTCGGGTTTCCCAGAAAAGATTGCATTGTCCCCCTCGAAAAAGAAACATCTTTCCTCCTTCATTAATTCCTCGAACTTGTCTTCTCCCGCCCAAATCGACGAAACTTCTGTCACGATTCTTTTGCATGCAAGCATGAGTTTCGTCTCTTCTTCGGTGAGTAGTATGTTCTGGTATGCAAGGTATTGATGAATCCTGTTGCCTCTTTCAGCCATTTCAGAGGTTGTCTCTACTCCTTCAACGTCATATCTCAATGAGTGTGGACATAACGCCAGCCGTGCTAAGCTGGAACATGAAGGCAATCCTTGTCTTTCCGTATCTTTTGTTTTCATTATTGTTCGTGTGTGGTTAAAATATAAAGTATAGAATAATTGTCCAAAGGCCCGCTGAAATAAAGGCCCCTAACATAATACCCTCTGCTTCGGTATATTTGTATTTTTCAACAAATTCTTGTATCATCATCATCATCATGTACTTTTCTTTCATACTCTATCATGGCTCTATCGATACTTTTTTTACAGCTCTGACATATACCTTCAAAAAAATCGGGTTGTTCATCCATTCCTTTACGCGGTCGCATTAGTGGGATAGAGTAGTCTTCTTCCTCTAAAACCATACCGCAGAGCATGCATTTAATTTTTGTCATTGTTTTCTTTCTTTTTGAATATTGGCGCTTCTGACGACTTGTCTTCTTCGTTGGAGAAAGCTTCGTCTTTACTTATAGCCCCGGTTTTAATGGCGTTGAAGAGACCAATAAGCATTACGATTTCAGATTCCTTACTAGTCTCAATTTTGTGTTTAAGGTAAGCCTCAAGCATTTCTTTAGAGACTCCGATTTTGGAAAAGGCTATTACACATCCATTTATTCTTTCAGCAATGGGTGTATCTGTGGCTCTTAGCGTGTTTTGGCAAGCCTCTGCCGCCTCTTGCCTAATGAAGTCCGGCAATACCGCCCAAATGCACGCCCTGATACGTCTAGAGGCCATATTAGCGCAAAGTTCATAAATGTCTCTATCAGACGTAAGAGGATATCCACCGTCTTTTGTGTCCCTGTGGTGCGGAACAGAAAAGGCTATCTCCCTTCTTATGTTGTTTTCTTTATCCCAACAGAAAGCTATACAGTCGGAGCAAACCCTTCCTTTTTCATCTACATGTTCACCTATCTTTCTCCACCCAGCTTCTGCGTTCCCATAAGCGGTAAGGCACGCATTTGCTAAATGGATTGTCTCTCCTGAAATACTAGAGCCTCCCCTTTTGTATTCAAAGAATGCGGTGTTAGCTAAATGACGGAACGAGCAAAGCTGTCTAATTTTGGAGGAAACCTCCATCATGTTTCTCGGCATCTGCTTTGCTATATATATAGAAGCAAGCGCCTCTAGCGATTCTTTGTTGGAAAGTACGTTAGCAAGCGGATTCCCAGCAAGAGGTGCTATCATTGATAAGCCTTCTGCCGGGACTGTGGTCAATTGTTCTGGGTTGTCTGACATGCCCTCATTGTATCTTTTTTCTTACACATGGCAATCTTTTTTTATTTTTTTTCTTGTGCATGTCAAAACATGTGGTACAAAAACGACATGACGAAAGCACTACCAACAGAACAATTAGAAGCATTCTCCAAGTTCGCCAATACTAACGAAGCCCTTTGCAAGCTCATGATGCAACGGGTGGGGTTCAACATCACTCCAATGGTGTGGAATAAGGCTAAATGGATGCCTACACAACTTTCCGTAAAGAAGCTCACGAACCTTCGAGCTTTTTATCCAGAAGCATTTGGTTTAGAGGATGAACCTAATAAAGATTTTTTGAAATCTCTTTATTACCTCCACATTTCAAATAGAACCTTCTCTGGGGAAATTACGCCACTAATTGAGGACAAGGATTTTATTACCCATATGCCCTATGCTAACTTTGTTTTGCCCATTGACGATTTCACAAAAAACGCCCTTTCCAAATTCATGTAAAATCAGGATATGAATCACCATTCCCATGACTATCCCTTAGAAGAAATGGAACGTATTTCTGAGCCGAAACTAGCAAAAGACATCCTGAATTTAGAAGAACTATTGAAGAGATTAGATGAAATACCGCTAACAACAGAACAGGAAACGAAAGAATGGCGGCGAAAAGAAAAAGAAAAAGAACGAATAGCATCATGGAAAAAACGGTTGAGGCAATCCGGCATTCCTCAAGGGTTTTATGATGCTTGCGTGAATGGAAAGATCGACAAGAGCCGAATACTTCCAATTCTGAAAAACTTAAATAGCGGGTGCTTATTTGTCTGCACCCCGGAAAAAGGTAAAACCTTTTCCTCATGCGCTTTGATATCGCAGGAATTATGGAAAGGCAGGTCAGCTTTTTACATGAAAGCTCCTGAACTGGAAAGAGAAATGGCAAGCTATAAAAATGATACGCGCCTGATAAATAGAGCGCAATCAACCCCGCTCTTAGTGCTGGACGATTTTGAGGGAGTGCGAATGAGTGTGAATTCATCCTCCGATTTTATCGCCTTGCTGAAAAAAAGAAATGATTCTAATTTTTTAACAATTTTGAATTCAAAAAAACGAACCTTTTTTCTCGAACAGATCGAAGAGGCAGTAAGTTAGCGTCCCCTTAACTACCAGAAAACAAAAGTGTAATAAAAAACCCCTGTAGCCTAAATAAAGACTACAGGGGTTGAATTTGGTGTATTTTTATGACAAACTATTGAACTCTTTTTTCGGGTATTAGTTTGCTATTAAATGAGTAGTATTTTTTTGAGTAATTGTAGGTCTTGGAATATTTAGAATATCCGGTTTTGTTGTTCCAATAAACTTCATCCCCATAAAAAGAGCAGTAACTATATTCTTTCTTTTTATAAGAGGAATTTGAGAAATAAGCGAATTTGTTTTTGTCTGGTCTTTCGAAATTACCGTAAAACAACATCTTTCCGTTTTTCCAAAAAACAAATTTGCTTTGGCCAATGATAGAGTTGACCATATCATCAATGCCCTCATTTGTTTCCTTGATACCTGTTTCGCCAAAGGCTGGCAAAAACAGGTATCGGAAGAAGGTTTCACTATCGGTTAGATCTCCTTTATTTTTTATGGAAAGAACGCCGTTGTGGCAAAAATACCAGCCGCTACCGTTCCAACCGTGAACGTTTTTTTCAGAAATAGAGCCATGAGTTTTGATTCTAGCGTGAAGAAGGACTACGTAATCATTAGGAATTTTTTCCCATGTGGCCACAACTTCCTTTTTTAGAAGAGTTCTAATTAGAAATTCCGGGTTATCGTCTTTGCATCCTCTCTTAAAACCTAGCAGGAAAAATCCGTCTGGATTATTTGTTAGGCAATTTTGAAAACGTTGATTGCCGATATCTTTCTTGATTCCGTAAGCAATAATACACATGATTTTGTTTTGTTATTGTTTTTTTTCTGCGTTTTTTGTGATGATGTTTTTGATGCCCTCCATTAGAAAAAAAGCTTTATTCTCTTCTTCCGGCGTCTCGTAAAAGATTTTTACGAAAGTATATTGCTGATATGTAGGGTATGTCATTTTAACTCCGTTTCTAAGCAAATAATTGATAGTTTCCAGCCTTATTTTTTGAAATAGGTCTTGAGATAGCGGCCTATGAAAAACATTTGAGAATTCTAGGTTGAGGCTACCTATCAAACCAGAAATAGAGCATTCTAGCTTTATTTGTTGTCGCAACAAAGAGGATTTCTCTTTCTTTTGCTCTTTCATTGGTTCTTTCTTTTGCTCTTTCATTGGTTCTTTCTTTTGCTCTTTCATTGGTTCTTCAAAGACCTAATGCGAACATCAGGCTAAAGTATATCAATAGTCCAAAAATGATTATAATTGTTTCGATAATTGTTTTTTGTATTTTATTTTTTATATTCTTCATATTTTTTTATAAGTTTTTTTAGACGTTCGGTTTTAGCGTTCTCCATTAAGTAATTCTGCAAAAACAATCTAATACTTAACAAATCGCTTTTATATAGATCTTGCGCTTCAACGGAATATTTGTAAATATGATAACAAAAATCTAAAATGGATTTTATCATAATCGTATCAACAGTACCTTTGCCGCGTCGAAATTCTATTGTTTGCCTATTGGTGAAATTTAATTCTAGGTATCTGGAATCGCAATAAGGCTGAAATATTTTTTCCAGTCCTGACTCTGATGCCGCGCTTGGATGTATTCCAAATTCCATTAGCTTTTGAATTTGCGGTTCAGCTCTACAATATCCTGTATTATTCCTTCCAAAAAGTTCTGTAATAAATGCATAAGGGAAACAGTAAAAAGCCTTTTTCAGCATAATATAAACATTTGTGCAGAAATTGACTTTTGATAAATGTATGTGGAATCCTGTATCTGGTGTGTTTTGCGAAAAACAAGAAAATTTAGGCATGAATTCTTTTGTTAATATATCAATACCCCCTTCATCTTTGATTAGATCATCAAAAGACATGGGAAGTGTTGTTATTTCTACGCCTCCTTCTTCGGAGGAAATACTACTATCTCTTTGCAAGTAGAAGAAATTTGAGGCATTATCAAAAATACATCTTTTTTTTGCATAAACTTCTAGTTCTAAGCCTAGAAGCGGCTCTTTTAATTTTCTGTTGTCAGGCTTACACCAGTTATCTGGGAAATAGTGATAATTTCTTAGGCTGGTATCAACAAATAATTTTGGACAATTAGGGTGCTCATAAGTTGTTTTATTATCCCCTAGATACGGAATTATGTATTCTGTTAGATATTCGACGTTGCTTGCATTTAGCTTTCCCCATAAAACATTTTCAACAAAAAATTTTAGGATTTTCACATATTCCTGGGAATATGTTTTATATCTGTCTCTTATACACATCTGACGCTGCCGACGAAGCTAGAAGT